CCCATATCTACCACATATTGATGTGGCATATAAGAAGGAAAGAACATTACTCTACCTGGTTTTACATCATAGTTTATTTGATGGCTTGCATAAGTTATTTTACTTGTATCTTTTTCAGGTAAAAGATTCATTAGATTACCTGGTCTTGCATCTTCAAATATAGGTCTTGAAGTTTTTTCACTAGCTTTTAAAAAATAAAAACCAGACATATGTCCATTCCAATGAGTGTGTAAAGTATGATGACCTCCTCCATTTTTAGCAAACTCTTGCACCCACATTTCTGTAATAAATACTTGGTGTTGACTTAAATCAAAACCCATTTCTAATAATAAGTTATGAGATGTTGCTCCTACATAATTTTGTAATTCTAAAAAATTAGGATCTCCTATTAAAGTGCTAGAGTGAAATACATTACCCATGTCTCCTTTATTACCAAATTTTTTATTTCTTTTATTAATATCTTTTTCTAAATTTTTTTTAGATTGTTTAATATATTTATCAGATGCTTTGTTTAACTTATTTACAAACGCAGGTTCATCTGCAAACCAAATAGGACATTTAAAATAATCTTCTCTTGTTAGTTCTTTAGGAAATATTTTTTGTTTTTTCATTTAAAAGGCCATCCTAAATTCCATATTACTAAACTATATCTTGATCCTTTTTTAACTGGACACACTCTGTGCCAAACATCTGATGGAAACACAACTAAAGATCCTTTAGGCAATATTTCTTTACATTTGACAGGTTTTCTAGGTTTATCAGGATCTAAATTTCTAAAATCAAATTCTAATTCTCCTCCTGTGTAATCTTTCTTGCCTTCTGATAAAGAAACAGTTACAGATAATTTTCTTATTTTACCATTTGAGTTAGGATCATCTGGTTTATTATAAGGTTGATGCCAACTATCACAGTGCCAATTATAATATTGTCCTTTATTATATTTAGTAAATTGGCAAGCCTCACTAAAATCCCATTGAAAATTCCAACCAGCATTTTGATTTGCTTGATGAATATAGGGATGTATTTCTTTATAAATCCAACGATCATCCATCCAAACAACATTTGAATTTCTTTTCTTTTTTAAATTTTTAATTTGTTTATTATTTAATTTTTTAGGATTATATCCACCAGTAACAGCAATTTGATCTTGTAATTGTTTTCCATAACGAACAATATCGTCGCAAATTCTTAAAGGAATTGCTGATTCAAAATACCAATAATAATTAGTTAAATTCATAAACTTTCTTGTACCACAAAAAATAATATAAGTTATTTTTAACTTACAGTCAACGTTCCTGATGCTTTAAATACTGCTACTTTTTCTCCACCTGGATGTGCAGCAGTTAAATTTGTTCCTGGAGATACTGCTAATGTTGCAGCACTTGGAAATCTTACTATTACAACTCCTGATCCACCATTTCCTGCTGTTGGGGGTCCATCTCCTGCACCTCCACCACCACCACCAGTGTTTGCAGTTCCATTTTCACCAGCACCAGCACTTGGTGCAGCTTTACCACCATCTCCTCCACCACCAGATCCACCAGATCCTCCTGGATCTCCTCCAGTTCTACCTCCGCCACCTCCGCCTCCACCAGCGAAAGCTGTTATAGAAAAAGGTGTTGCACCACAATCAATTAAATTAGGTACTCCTGCACCTCCTGCTCCACCTGTATGTCCTCCTGGCGGGCCAGAACCTGCACCACCAGCTCCTCCTCCACCACCAGAACCTGATTGTGGTACACCTGCACCACCTGCACCACCATCATTTCCTTGAGGTGGGTCTGTTGGGGGAGTATTACCAGAACCTCCAGATCCTGATCCAGTTCGGCCACCACCGCCTCCTCCAGATCCTCCATCTGCTCCAGGATAATTATCATCTTGACCACCTCTACCTCCAGCGGTAGATGTAATCATTGTAGTTCCTTCTGAACCACCTGGATTAAATATTGTATTATTACCACTTTGCCCACAAGCACTTCCACATTGTGCACCTCCACCTCCAATGGTTATTGAATAACAACCTGATTCTAAAGTTAAAGCTGTTCCTCTTAACGGAGAAGGTCCATAACCAGTAGCTCTATAACCTCCAGCTCCACCGCCACCACCAGAGTTATAAGAACCAGAACCACCTCCTGCTACAACTAAATAATTTATTCCTGTATATTGTATAAATTTAGGCCATGTTCCTGCTAAAAGTGCAGTTTTATGACTTTTTAAATTCCAAACACCACTTGCTTTGTTTAATTCTTTTACTATAACAACACCTGATCCACCTGCTCCACCATTGGTGTCACCAGATCCACTAGATGCTCTAATACCTCCACCTCCACCACCGAGATTAGTTCCTCCATTAGTTCCATCGTTGTCTCCACTTCCTCCAGCGCCACCACCACCTGATCCTCCAGATCCAGCAGAACAACCTCCGCCTCCACCACCACCTGAATAACCAGTTCCATGAAAACATCCACCAGCACCACCAGCTCCGCCACCGCCACCAGAACCATTTGATCCTGCAGCTGTAGCTCCACCGCCGCCGCCACCACCAGGGCCACCGCCACTACCACCATCATTACCTTGAGAAGGACTTACAGGGGGTGTATTTCCCGACCCAGCTGATTGCGAACCATATGAACTTCCAGGTGCACCTCCACCTGAACCCCCATCTCCACCTGCGTATAAATCAGCAGCTGATCCTCTTCCACCTCCTTCTGATGTGTAAGTTGTACATCCAAATACAAATGATGAATTATTTCCATCTGCACCGTTAGATCCATTAAATACTTTTCCTGTTCCACCAGCTCCAATTGTAACTGCTCCTAAAGCTGTGTTTCCTGAAACAGGTTGACTTTCAAATTTTCTAAATCCACCAGCTCCACCACCAGCAGCGTGTCCTCCACCACCACCACCAGCGACAACTAAAAAGTCTACTAGTCTTGTGTTTGGTTGTGTAGTAACAGCACTAGGTGTGCTTGATGTTTTAGTAGAAACGGTATTCTTTCCAAAAGAAGTTTTATTTGATTTACCTATTATACCGCCATTAGTTCTAGCCATTTAAGTCTCCAATTAGGACACCCAAGCTGATCCATTCCAATCATACACTGTAGGTGTTTCTGCTGTGTCGTTAGATTTAGTTGCTTTCCAACCTTTTGTATTATCTGCTTGATAAGCACTTTCATTCCAAAAAATTCTATAAAACCAATTTGGATTTTCTTCTCCATCATCTATTACTGATGGATATGTTATTGGTGCTTTCCAATCATCACTTGAATTAAGTGACCATGAAGCATGAGGTTGAGGTATTAAAAATTTATTTTTTGATGCATTATAGACATAACCTATACCTGCATATTGTTTTCTAAAATTATTATTATAGGAAGTTTGTTTCCAAGTTCCACCACCAAAAAAATTTACACACCATGTTTCACCATCAACATGCATATCATTATCTTCTAATTTACCACCATTAGCTTCTACATCATTTCCAACTACAACTACTCTTTTAACTACTAAATGAGTGTCAGATGTAAAACCTGTTGGATCTGTTTTTGATTCTAATTCTGCAAAATGTGCCATAATTTTTTCCTTTAATATATTAAAATATTTGTCTTAAATAGTCAATTTTTATTAAAAACTCCATTCTCCTTGTTTTACATAATCATAAACTTCATTTAAACTCCATAAACCAGGTGCTCCTTTTGGACTAGCAGGTTCTTTTATAATAACTATTCCTGATCCTCCTTGTGCACCATTATAAACTCCTGGTCCAGCTGATCCACAGCCACCACCACCGCCTCCACCGCCAGTATTATTAGTTCCTGCAGTTGTACATGTATCTGAAGGGCCACCCGTTCCACCATTTCCACCGCCACCTGCTCCACCTGGAGTAATTGGTTGTGCTTCGTTTCCTCCACCGCCACCACCAGCGTAAGTTACATCTGAACCTGAAATTGTGTTTGGAGCTCCAGCTCCTCCTGCTCTTGCAGGGGCTGGATTAAATGAACCACCAGGATAAGCGGATGAACCACCAGCAGCTGTTGCACCACCACCTGATCCAGAACCTTTAATATTAGGAGATGTGTCAATACCTTCACCACCAGGATTTCCTTGAGGGGGATCTGTTGGAGGAGTATTACCTGATCTTGCAACAGGTCCTTCTGCTGTTTTTGTACCAGCACCAGAACCTCCTTGTGCTAAAGGTGAACTAGCTGGAGAACCAGCACCACCACCAGCAGATGTTATAGTATTGCATCCTGCATAATTAAAAACTGAATTACTTCCTTTAGCGCCTGATTCAGGGCCACATACACCACCAGCACCTCCAGCTCCAACTGTAATTGTATATCCTGTGCATTTTACTACTGGCACAGCACTACCTCGTAAAGGACTAGGTCCAAATCCAGATGCACGATAACCTCCTGCACCGCCACCACCATTTAAACGAAAACCACCACCGCCACCACCAGCAACTACTAAATAATCTACATTGCCTGTAATTTGAGCTGTGTAAGTTCCTGATGAATTAAATGTTGCTATTCTTGCACATACTGCTGCAGTAAAACTAAAATTTGGTCCTATAATTCCGCCATTTGCCATAGCCTATAAAACCTCCTACGCGTCGTCTAATAGTTCGTATGATACAAAATAACTTAAATCATTTGCAGCCGAAGCTGTAAAATATAATAAGTCTGTTTCATCTAAATAGATTGGATTTTCTAAAAAACTTAGTGTTGCATCTGCTGGAATTGAAATAGTTTTTGCAAGATCAACATAATTAGATCCATTATCTATACTAACTTCAATTGTTATATCAGCTGCTGCTGAACCATCAACATTTGCAACTAAGATTGTATTTATTTTTGCTACTTTATCAGCTGGAACATCAATTGCTTCTGTTCTTGATGTGCCTGTTAATTTAGCAGCTGCATTTACTGCATTAATTGTTGCTACGTTTACTATATTTGGTGTTGCCATATTATCTCCTTTTTAACCGAATACGATCGCCATTGCAATAGCTTTTCCTACTGATGCGGCACTCGAATTTGCGTCTATATATGTTACTATTCTTGAAGCAGCAACTTTTCTGTTAGTTCCACCTGCTCCATTATCTACAATAAATAAATCAGCGTCTACAATAGCTTCTCCAATATCTGTTCCACCATCTATATCTAAATCTGCTAAAGCTATACTTCCATCCGGAAATACTGGTGTTGATTGAAAAGTTGCAACACCACTAACATTTAATGTTCCATTTAAATCAACAGCAGTTGCTGTTA